ATATTTCAATTTTAAAATTTTATGATATACTTTGTTTACTGATTCTTTGTTGCAACCTCGATTATAATTAAATTTTATAATTCGTAATACTCTTTGTAAATCTGTCATAGTTAAAAAATAAAAGTTAAACGTTGTACTTGTCCATGTTCTTTATCGTGTATGTATCCCTCAACCGCTTTAGGTGCGTGTTGGTAACCGTTTCTGTGATGCCAACTATCTGTACCACTTGGACTTCTTAAAGTTTCTACACATACACTCATATAATCTTTGCTAATTTTATGGTGCATATGGTGCGTATAAATATATTTATGTTTGCAATTACTCCAATCTTTACTTTCGTTTGCCATTAGTAAAGGTAAATCTTGAGGCTTTGCACCATCGCCGTGAGTAGTTCCAATTAAATTTTTACCATAAACAAAGTATTTTCTATGTGCTATTGTAGTATCAAATGTAACGTTTTTACAATCTTTAAAATGCGTTTCAATTACTTGAGCTAAAAAGAAACCATTTGTATAATCGTGGTTACTTGGATTGTAAACTACGTGAACATCTGCAATAATATTTCTACAATATCTACGTATAATTGTTTTGCTATTAAAAAATTTGTGTGCCACATTCCATCTGTATCTTGTGGCGTTCCGCTTGTTGTAGTTCGTTTAGTGTTGTCAATATGTAAAATATCGTTACCAATAACAAATAATATCTTATCAATACTATTTTCTTTAATTTCATTTAAAATGCCTTTACAACCTTTTAAAACACGTTGTACCGCTATTTGATTATTATAAGTTTCGCCAACTTCAAAAGCACTGCATAATTTACCAATATGAATGTCTGCAGGGTCAAAAACAAATAACCTTTTATTTTCGTTATTTTCTTTTCTTTTAATTGTTGGGTATTTAGGTACGTAATTTTGTAGCTCTTTTAATAATTCTATTTTAATTAATTCTAAATCGTTTTCTGAATTTTCTACAAAGTTTGGGTTTTTAACAAAAATACTACTTTTCTTTGTTTTAAGCCACAAATGCTTAACTGAAGTATTTGGTACGTCTAATTCATTTGTAGCATTATAAATTCCCTCGTGTTCATCTATTAAACGTGTTCTATTCCTTGATATGTATTTTCTAAATACTTCAACTTCTTTTGAAAATTGTGAGCTAATATTAATATTTAAAATCTTTTGAGCAACTTTTGTATTTAATATTTTGGGGTTTTCGTAAAGTATTTGAGAAATTTGCTCATCGTAAATATTCCATTTCATAAAATTTTGTTTAAAAGTTTGTCAAATATAATGTTTTTTTTTATATTTGCTACTTCATAATTAAGTTTTAAGTTAATAGTTAAGAAAAAACCCTTGCAATATTTGTAAGGGTTTTTTTGTTTAAATTTTTTTATATTCTGTTTTAGCATCAAAACTTGGACAAGCTTTTACTACTCCTTTAAAATCTTTGTGTCCTTGTACTATTGCATTAGGAAATTGTTTTTTAGCTTGTTTTATTAGATATAATAAACTTTCTTTTTGTTTTTGTGTTCTAGTATCTTTTGGTTTTCCTTTTTCGTCTATGCCTCCAATATAACTAAAATGTATTGAATTAGAATTATATCCTTTAACACCGTTTGTAATTTGTTCGTAATTTGCTAATTCGTGTATAATTCCATTTGCATCAATTAACCTATGATAACCTACAGATTTCCATTTTAATACATCTTTCCAATAATTTAAAATAGCTTGTTTAGTAGCGTTTGGTTGTGAAGCTGTGCAGTGTATTACAATATAATCAATCTTTCTCATTATTCTTTTTTCTTAAAGTTTCAATCGTTTTTAAAATTGTGTAGAAAATAGAAGCTATTAATAGAATTATCTTTAAAGCACTCTCAATATTTGAAAAGCTTAAAGCCATCGTTATACTATTTAGAAAATATAGTTTCAAATCGTTATTGGTCATTTTTAGCTTTCATTAAACGTTCAACAATATTAGTTGCACCCTCTATAGCTATGTAAGAAGTTGCTATAATTACCCAATCAGTAGAAGTTAAAGTTTTAGCAAATAAGCCAACACAAGCCACAACAAATACCGTTAATTTTCTTGAAACCCATTTATTTAAAAATAAGTCTATTTTTTCTCTTCTACTCATATTATTAATTATTAAATCCTGCAAATGAATGTAAGCAATTTACAGGGAATACTTCGTTAGGCGTAAAGTCAATTATATCTGTTGTCATTACATCGTAAAAAACACCATCAAAATAAATAGGTTCTGTAATTACATTACCATCTTGGTCGTAAGTACCTTGTACCTTAACAATTTGCCCTATAAATACAACCGCTTGAGTTCCGTTAATATATTCTAACTCTTTATTATAAACTCCTTTAGCGATTAAATCAGCTATTGCAGTTTCTGTATCTAAATAATTTAATTTGGGTATAAACATTTTATAAAGTTGTTAGTTGTGCTAATTCAGCATTTGTTAAACGTGTTTTCCAAATATTTGCATTTGATATGCCATCATTAAATTGTGAAGCATTGGCAAAATTTTGTCCTAAATCAACTCTGCTACAAGTAGGAATAGTAGCACTTGCATCTGTACCAATTTGCACACCATTTATATAAAATACAATATCATTATTTTTATAAGCTAAAGCGAGTTTGTAAGTACCTAAATTTGTAATTGTTGAACTTTCAATACTTGCTTGTAAAACTCCACCATTAAAAATTCTAGCTCTCAATATATTTGAACTTGCACCAGAAAAAGCCATATAAATACGATTATTAGTAGTACCATCTGATAAGTGAAAAATATATCTTGAAGCGGTTCCTAATAATCTACTAACTCTAATTTGTGCAAAAATAGTTCCCTCTGTTTGCCCTATTAAACTGCTTATTCCTGTTTTAGAAATAACATCTGCGTTACGTGTTACAGTACTTGCAAGGGTTGGAATGTAAGAGGTAGCATTTGAACCTGCTTCTAATTGAGCTCCTGTAACGTATAATCCATATCCTGATATTCCGTTATAATTACCTGCTGTGTTTATATTATATCGAACTCTTAATATTATGTCCGTTAACGTTGTAAATGTAGCTATGCATTTATATCCGTTTTGATAAGGTATCATAATTCCATTTGTAGCTACGCCTGTTGTTAAGTTAAAAGTTGCTGTAACGTAAATATTTGAGAATACAGAATTAGCAGCTCTTAATATTAAAATATCTCTTTCGGATTTTTTAGCAAAGATTGACATTGTGTATGTTGTATTTGCTAAAGCAGTAATTATTGATTCAAAATGATGTTGAGCAGTCCCTGTATTTTCAGAAAATTTTAAATAATTTATGGATTTTAACGGAGAAGCTTCACTTGATGTAATTACATCACCACCTTGATAAATACCTGTAAAACTATTACTATTTAAAAATAAATTCGTTCTCTGTGGCTCAACTAATATACTCGGACAAGTACTATTTGTATAGTCTAAACGTGGTACGTTTACCGCTACGCTTTCAATTAAACCTGCACTATTTACATCGGTTGCAGTTGTTGCTCTTACTACGCTTAAATCGCCACTTCCGTCAGTTGGTTTAATACTATATAATTTTGATGCTTTAAAAGCATTCGGTGTCACAATTAGTGACGCTTGTTCAAATAAATTACTCATTTATAATTGGTATTTCGTTAACTTTTTCTAAATTACTCGGATATTTTTCGTTAAAAGCAATGTAATACTCGCTTTCAATTTCAATTATTTCTGCCCAACGATTTGTAATACCTAGATAGTTTTCTCCAACTACAACTTCATCGTTGTAGGCTTCTAGTTGCTGTTTTGTTCCTTTAAGATATTCCATAATTTGAAATTTGATTTTGTTGTAATATTGTTCTATCTGACAAAGACAATGCAGACGGAAACACTAATGCCTCGCTCAATGACAGACCTACAACAGATAAACCTGATTCGCCACTCATCAACTTAAATGTTGATGAATTATTAGCTAATGCTGGTAAAGCTCCTGTAAATGGAGTTAATGCCACACCATTATAGAAAGGTGTTTCTGTAGTACTATTTTTTATTAAATTGAAGGTCGCAAGATTAGGATTTATAGCTACTGATACATTTCTATTATTACCCACTTGTCCTGACCCAAATCTCCAAGCTATTTGCGTTTGGTTGCTTGTTAAAAAGGTCTTGCCCCACGAGCCCTGTTCCGACCAAGCAAAGAAAGATGGTCTATTATCGACAGCAGTTCCAGTATTAGGATTAATTCCAACCGCATTAAGAGTCAAACCTGTTAGCCCATTTATATTCAAAGTTCCTTGTAGGAAAGTTGTTGAGTTGGTTGAAACTAAAGTGGGTTTGTTATTCCTAATATCTAAAACACCATTTAGAACTATTCTCGGTTGATTTGCTGCTGTTGCTTGAACCGCATTTATACCATTACCGCTTTGGCCGTACCAAGTAGTAACAAATCCACTACTAGCACCGCAAAAAGTTAACAATGCAGTAGTATCTAATTCATTGTCAACAAACCCAATATTCATTTCAGTATTATCAGAACTTCTACGCACACTAATAGCAAACCCTGTATAATTATTGTTTAATTTTCTTAAAGAAAAAGATGCATTTGAACTTACAGATAATTCGTTTAGTATTAATGGCTCAATATATTCTATATTATTTAAATTTGTTATTGTTGTAATTAAACAAGATTCCGCCTCAAATAAACCATTGTCAGCCGAAACTCTTGCTTTAAAATCCGTAATAATATTAGTAATAGGATTTCCTATAATATCAGTTTCTCCGCTATAACTATCATCATAAATAGAACCCCAAAAAATATTATTATTAATTGCACCTTGTCCCCAACCTATATCGTTATTTAAAGCACCTTGTCCCCAACCTATATTATTTGCCATTGTTGTTTTTTAAAGTTTCTACTTTTTTTAATTGTTCTACTTTAGCCAAATACAAATTTAGCTTTTTGAAATTTTTAATCTTTACGTTATTATATCTGCCAGCCACCATAATAATTTTTAGTATCAGGATTTACATCTCCGTTTGAATTTAAATAATATTCAGGGTATGTAGTTTGATTAAAACACATAAAATCTATAAATCTTTGCGTATAACTTTCAGCTATATCCCTTTCTTTTTCTACTAAAAAATCAACCTCTGATTTTTCTACATTTGTAGCGTTTTCAGAAGTATGTTTAAACAAACCTTTATTGCTTAAAGTATAAGCTGCAAATGGTAAATAATAAACCATTGCCCAATGGATAAGCATAGGCTTAATATAAGTAACTAAAAGATTTTTATAATCTACAAACTCAATATCGTTAATATCGTTGTTTAAAATCAATGTTTGTAGCTTTTCGTATAATTTAGTTCCTAAATAGTTTTGAATGGTAATATCTTGACTAATTTTAATATATTCAATAAAATCGTCAGCGTCTAAATTACCATTTGTAATTGTAAATTTCTTTACATCTTCGGTTGAAATTAGTAATGCGTAAGCCATATCTTAATTTTTAAAATTTGGGTGGTGTCCGTTGTTTGGCATATCAAAAGGTTTCATTGCCACCTCTTTTGGATTTCTTACTCTGTATCCGTATTTTTCAGCTTTATTAGTGCTTATTTGTGTAGCGTTTGGATTGTTTACATCTATTTTAATGTTATCAAAAGAAACGTAAGTTTGTCTTAACCATTTATGCTTACAATTTACACCGCCTTTGTATAAAAATAAATTATAAGAAGCTCCATTGTGTCCTTGTCCTGCATTTACTACATTGCTGTTTGTATTTACAATATCTTCTTTTCTGTACAATTTATCAGAAGCTAACATTTTTTTACAAAATTCTCTTTCTCCTGTTTGGTCGCCACTATATTTATAACGTGTTACAAAACGTACACCATCAATATTTTTATCTTGGTCGCTTTTTGCGTTTGGTCTTCCTGTAATTGCAGAAGCTAATTTTTGTAATAAACTTTGTTTTTTATTATTTAAACTTTCAATTTCTGCATCTAATTCATCCTCTAATTCTAAATCTACTTCGCTTTCATCAATTAAAATCCATTCAGCTCCCAAAACTTCGCCTTTGTCAATTAATGCATTTGCTAAATTTGGGTCTGTATGTGCTGATAATTTTACACCTGTTTCTTCTTCAGTAGTTTCTGCGTTCATTCCTGTAACGTCTACAAATTCTAAAGGTTGAATAGTTTTGAAGTATAATTTTAACTTAATACCATTAACCGCTAAAATTTCATCTAACGCTTCTATAATTTCTAATTGGTAAGGTTTAATTACCAAGTTATCATATAACAAAGTAGCTGTTTTAATTTCATCCGCATTATTGCTAAAACCACCACCACTTTCACGAACTCCTAAAAGCATCGGACTTGTTACTCTATGTCCTACGATTAATTTATTAAAACATTCAGTACTTAAATATTCGTAATGTGCAGGTGCATCGTTTAAAGGTATATCTATAACCTCTGTTGAAGTTTCTTTGCTATTGCTAAACGATACTATTGTTTTTTGCCCTTTAGCTCCTGTTGTTTTTCTTTTAACCTCGTTTGCAATTTCTTCTCTTTTCTCTTCAGGTGGCACACCATTATTAAAATTAATAATCTTTGTACCGCTAAAACCATTCTGAACATCGTTAATTAAGTAATCAGAAATTTCTTCTTCTAATTTAGCATAAGGTAAAGCACCACTATAATCAATAGGAGTGTAATAATGATATCCACTTACATAAGGTTTAATAACGTAAATTTCTACATCACTTTTATTACCAAAACCAAAAGCTGATATTCTTTTTAATTCATCGCTTGGTTTTCTTTTAGTCCAATCTGGGTGGTAATACCAAGCCTCAATTTCTCCTTTGTCATTGCATTTTTCAGCACGTAAAGTATGCATAGGGAAATGTTCAACAAATTTTACTTCGCCTTTATCATATCCAATTTGCATTGCAGCCATTCCTAAAAGTTTACGCTCTAATGCTACTTTTCTTAA